AGTGAGGGAGACGGTCACTGGATAACGACGAAACAAGGAAATCACATATTTATAGAAGATGAATCGCCACGGCATACGCCGTGGCGGTTTATTTATGACCAATTTGAAGTAGATGAAGAATGCAGCTGTAGTTACTGGTCCCGTCCGGTAGATTATGAACAGTTAGCAATAAATGCACAGAAAGGTAATATGATGAAAGAAGAAGATTTAAACAAATATTGGAACTATGAAACAAATCCAATATCGAAAGTGGGGGTATTTTCGTATTATGGAGCTCAAATATCCCGGGATTTAATCCCGGATAAAATATACAGAGTTTATCGTTCTGCGGAAGAAATAGCGTCTCCGGAAGCGTTGAAAACCCTAAGATTACTACCTGTAATAGACGAGCATCAAATGTTAGGAGTAGGCGAGGGTTTAATGCCTGCGGAAGAAAAAGGTGTTCACGGTGTATTGGGAGATAACGCTTATATAAAAGATGGATATTTGTATAGTGATATGCGAATATTTTCGGAACATTTGAAGGAACAAATAAACAACGGGAAACGGGATTTATCCTTAGGTTACCGTTGTGAATACGATTATACGCCCGGAGTATATAACGGGGAACCGTATGATATGAGTCAAAAGAACATCCGCTACAACCATTTGGCATTGGTAAAGGAAGGCAGAATGGGTTCGGATGTATGTGTAATGGATAGTAAGGTAAGTTTTGATGCAAAGGGTTATGCATTAAACATTCAGCCATCATTTTTTCCGGAGATAATCTGGTGTGACTGCAGCCCGGAAGTGATGGCAATACGTAATGACCCTGCGTTAAAAGCTTATTTAAGTAGAAAAAAAGGAGAATAAAATGACGTTACAAAAGAAAGTTTATGAAAAACAAGCGCTTGGTATTGTCGGTGAATTCGCAGATAATTCACCAAGCAGAGTAGCCGCTTATGTTTTGAAAGCAAATGGTGAGGTGCTTCCTTGTATCGGTCGTGCATTTAGTGTTCAAAACAAGGAAAATGAAGTGGTTGTTGGTGGAATAGGCTCTTTTGCCGGTATTGCAATCGCGCCAAAAGGGCATGCTATGGAAGTTTTAGCAGAGCCATCATTACAACTTACTGATGGTGTGGTTGGTGAAATTTGTTCTATGGGACATATTTATGTTCAGGCAAAAAATGCTGTTAAACCTAATAATGTTGCGGCTTTCGATCCTGCTAACGGTGAAATCTACGCTTATGCCTCTGCTGATTTGGCTGAATCCGCAAAACATACTGTAATTCCTAATGCAAAATTTGTTCTTTACAGTGCCGAAGCGGAAGAAGTTTCAGTACTGGAATTGAATCCTTAATTAAAAAGTGTTACGAAATAAATAGGAGATAAAAATTAATGAAACAATCTGAAATTATAAGTTATATTCCTGCAAATAGTATTATGCAGTATAAGATGGATAAGAGTACAACGTTAGAAACCCTCCGCGGAATGGGTGTTGCTTGCAGTTCAGATGCTTTGGCGGATGTTAAATCTTACGGACAAAAATACTGTTTCGATTCGGCAGCCCCTATGGTTACTGTACCTGCTCCGTCAGCTCCGCTGCAATTTTTGCAATCATGGATTTCCGAAGCGGTTGAAGTCGCTACTGCGGCAAGAGAAATTGATAATATTGTAGGCAGAACTATTGCTGGAGCATGGGCTGATAAAGAAGTTGTGTTGAGAATACTTGAAAGAACAGGCAGACCGCGTCCTTACGGAGATAATACTGATATTCCGCTTTCTTCTTGGAACTCAAATTATGAATGCCGTGATATTGTAAGATTTGAAGAGGGCTGTATTGTCGGACTTTTGGAACAGGAAAGAGCCGGAAAAATGATGATTTCTGCCGAAACCGAAAAAAGAACTGCCGCTGCAGAAGCTCTTGCTATTGAAATGAACAATGTCGGTTTTTACGGTTATAATTCTGGCGTTAATAAAACTTACGGGTTTTTAAACGAACCGAACATGCCGGCTTATGTTACTGTTGCGCAAGGTGCTAAAGGTGATACAAAATGGGCAACTAAAGATTATGCGGAAATTTGTACCGATATCAGAACTGCGATGAATACTTTAAGAGTTCAAACCGGTAATTTGTTTAAGCCTGAAAAGGATAATTCAGTTCTCTCTGTTTCAGTGTCTTGTATGGAATTCTTGTCTGTACAAAATGAGATGGGTACTAAATCTGTTTATGAATGGATTAAATCAATTTATCCTAATATCCGCATTGAATCAGCGGTTCAGCTGGATGGTGCTAACGGCGGCGAAAATATTTTTGTTCTTCATGCTGAAACTTTAAACGGTAAACGTGTAATGGATCAGTATGTACAAGAAGTTTTCCGTTTGCTTGGGGTAGAAAAGAAAGCTAAAGGTTTCCTTGAAGATTACTCTAATGCTACAGCCGGCGTAATTGTAAGACAGCCTATCGGGGTCGTAAGATATACCGGTATTTAATTTAATTTTTATGTCATAGGTTTGGGTTCGAAGGTTGCCTTTTATTAGGGTATGCCTTCGAACTCTTGATTTGTGACGGTTTTGTAAAGGAGGAAATATGACAAAATATATTACAAGTAAAATGGCAGCTAATGTTAATTATGCTGTTTATACAAAAGTTAATAACGGACTGAATAAAGTTCAACAGGTTATTACAATTAGGGGTGGTGCAGATGTTGCGGATAAGATGACTCTTGTTACCCCTGAGGGTATTGTGACTGCAATTAGTGATGATGAATTTGTTAAACTTCAGGATAGTCCGATTTTCAGGAGACATGTTGAACGAGGGGTCTTAAAAGTTTCAACAAATGAGCGTAATGCGGAGAAATCATCCGCAGAGCTTACAAAAGATAATTCGGCTCAATTGACTCCTAAGGATTACAAAAAACAGGGGAAGAGGAAACCTAAAACTGCAAAGGAGAATAATGGTTAATATTGATATTAATGAAAATGATTTTAAACAATGTTTTCCTGAGTTCAATGAAGCAGAGAATGTTGATTTATGTATAACACGGGCAAAATGTTATATTTCTCCTAAAATTTGTAATAATTTCACGGAGGATAAACATAAGCTTGCTATATATCTTTTCACTGCGCATCTTCTTACGTTACAGAAGAATATTGCAGATGGATTTAGTGCGGCAGGACTTACTTCCTCGGCTTCAATCAGTAGTGTTAGTGTGTCTATGGTTCCTCCGCCGAGTGTAGGGGCATTTGAATATTGGCTCAATCAAACTCAATATGGTGCTGAATTGCTTGCGTTATTGGAGATTGAGTTTCCTTTGCCTCTATTACTCGGGGGATCTTTTATAAGGACACTGTTTTAAATCAGGAAATATTTATGAATTTAATTAAGAATAATTTGCTTAAGGCTGCGCAAAGGTTAATACCTAAGCAGTCTTTTAAATACCTTAAATATTTGGAAAACGAGGTGAATGATTTTGGGGTATGTGTTCCTGTTTATGACAAAGCTGTAGTTGTCAAAGGGAATATTATTGCACCGGAATTGTCATTGTATGAAGCTTTTGGCTTGGATTTTGCCAAGAATTACAGGCAGATATTTGTTTCTTTAAATGTTTCTGGTAATGAAACCCAAGCACAACCTGACAGATTTATTTTTGATGATAAAGTTTGGGAGGTTGTGCAAAATAATCCGTGGTATGAATTTAACGGCTGGAACAGTGTTCTGGTTGTTGAGATTAAGGAATTGCGTAATGATTAAATTAGAAAATCAAATGTATGCAGATTTTGTAAATCTTGTTAAGTCTGCATTGGTTAATTTTGAAGTAAATGATTGGAAAGTTTGCCAGTTAAATCAACCGTTAAAATTTACGGAAACTGCACCTGTAGTCTATTTGTCTGTTGAAAATATACGTAAAACAGGCATGCAGTTTGCCCGGAAAAATGCTCAAGGTCAATATTTCCAAGCGTATAAAGAGGAAATTTCGGTGAGGATTGCCGCGATGCGGCGAAATCTTGCTGAAGATTTGCTTAACACTCTAGGTGCCGGCGATGTTTTGAAACTTATTTCAAGTTGGCTGGTGAGTCCTGCGGGGTTGAGTCAAGTTAAAGCTCTGGGGTATTCCATATTTAATCCGAGCGATATTAAACCGGTAATTTTCAAGACTGATTCGGATAATAAAGTTATTATGCCGTCTTTTAATATCACGTTTAACATAGAACAAAGTTGGGATACCTCAGTTGAGGATATTTCAGAGTACAAATTAAAAATGAAAGGGATTTAAAATGCCGATTTCACAAAACAAGTATGTAAGTATTACATCACATCAAGGCGGGCAAACCGCTGTTAACAGAAAAGACTTGATTTTAAGGGTCTTTACAGATAATGAACTGTTTCCGACAGAAACGGTTCTGGAATTTACAAGTGCAGATAATGTAAGAACTTTTGCAGGCGTGAATTCAATGGAAGCAAAAATTGCTGATGCTTATTTTGGTTGGATAAGTAAGCAAACTAATAAAGCGAAAAAGATATCTTTTATGAGATATGCTAAAACTGCAACAAAACCATATTTGCGTTCAATATGTCCTCCGGTTTCGTTGGCTGAATTAAAAGCTGTAACCGACGGGTCAATGACTTTATCTATAGGCGGTTATGAATATGAGTTAAAGAATTTGTCTTTTGCGGATGCTACTTCTTATGCAGATGTAGCGGAAGTTCTTCAGGGTGCTGTTAATGCATGCTCCGATGGCGGTGTGTTATTAACAGGTGCGACAGTTGTGTTTGAGTCTTCAATGGGCGCTTTCGTTTTAGAGGGCGGAGAAAATGGACTTTGTGTTATTTCTTATGCAAAAGAGGCTTCCGAGGGAACTGATATTTCTTCTCTTATCGGATGGAGTGAAAGCATGCGTGCTGTAATTTCGCAAGGTACGGATGCGTCTTCTGTTGCGGAAACTTTAAATATGTCGGTCGGAATTTCAAATAATTTTGCGGCATTCGCATTTTTAGCGGATTTGGATTTGAATGATATTGAGGCTGCGGGTGCTTTTTGCGATAATCAGAATAATGAATATATGTTTGTTTTCGATGTTGATGGTACAAACTATATAGACAGAATTTCTGTTGCGGAAAAACATAGCGGTATGTGTGCAAATTACGGAAATTTAAATTCTGAATTACCTGCATATTTGATGCCTGCAACTATTCTTGCAGCTACTAATTATGATAAGGTGAACGGTACTGTTAATTATATGTATCAACAATTCCCTAATCAGTCTGTTGCGGTTGATTCTGATGTTTTGGCTGAAATTCTTGATGCTTTGAAAATCAATTATAACGGAAGAACTCAAAAATCAGGCACAAGACTTGAATTTTATCAGGATGGATATCTTGCCGACGGTACAGATATCGGGATTTTTGCAAATGAAATTTGGCTAAAAGATGCAATGAAATCTTCTGTCTTAAATTTGCTGCTTGCGTTAGATAAACTTCCGGCAAACACAGACGGTATCAGTTTATTAGAAGGTACTTTGCAGGATGTTATTGCAGAAGCAAAAACAAACGGTACAATTTCTTCCGGTAAAACTCTAACTAATGAGCAGAAAGCTTATATTACAAGCTTTACGGGTGATGATACCGCATGGCAGACCTTGTATCTGAACGGTTATACCCTTGTAACAGATTTGTTGCAGGAAACTGTAAACGGAAAGACAAAGTATATTGCTGAATATACGTTGCTTTATTCTAAAGGTGATTCAATTCGTAAAGTTGAAGGTACTCACACGTTAATATAAAAATATAGGAGATTAAAATTATGCAAGATGTATCAGGTACAGGGTTGTCACTTACTGTAGTGGCAAGCGGAACATATCCAAGCGGTTTTGTCTGCAAAGCTTTTGCGGATGATTCTGATCCATTGGATTTTTCGGAGTTACAAATTACGGAATATGGCATGGGGTTAAACGGAGATTTGGTCGTTTGGTCATCTCCAAAACCTCTTGAAGTCAAAATTTCTGTTATTCCGGGTACTGATGAGGAAAATTATTTAGACTTCTTGTTTGAAGCAAACCGTGTTGCAAAAGGAAAACGTTCAAATAAGGATGTAATAACTTTTGTTGCAAATTATCCTGACGGTACAAGAAAAGTCTTGAGTCCGGGACGAATTATAAAAGGGCTTCCGGGAAACAGTGTAGCTTCCGGCGGAAGAATTAAAACAAAAGTGTATACTTTTGTTTTCGAAAATAAAATTTAACGTAAATTTTTCTGCCGGCATGGTTGACTTTTAAGGGTTAATCTGCCGGCAGTTTTAAAGAAAATATTGTAAGAAGGAGATACAAAGATGATAGAACCAAAAGAAATCGAGATTAGAGGGATAAAGTTTAATATATCAAAGGTGCCGGCAACTGTAGGTAGGGAAATTATTGCAAAATATCCTGTTTCCATAATTCCTAAGATTGGGGATTATAAAGTTTCAGAAGAGACAATGATAAAAATGTTGTCTTATGTAGAGCGCGTAAGGGATGACGGTACTACAATCGCTTTGGCAAACAAGGCTTTGATAGATAACCATGTTCCGGATTGGGAGATTTTGGCACAATTAGAATTTGCTATGATAGAGTATAACTGTAGTTTTTTCGGGAATGGCAAGGGCTTGGCTTCCTTAGAAAAATTCATCTCCCTTGCAGAACCGAAGATTATCGAAATGTTGACCAATTTATCGGCCAAATTATCGCATCAGGAAAAGCAAGCTTACACGAGCTAAAAACGGTTTACTCTCTTGAGGATGCGTTTAAAATATGGGAAGCTGAGGTTGTACCAAAGTTCAATGAATATCTGATAGCTGAGCATAACAGCAAAAAATTCAGGCGATAATAATAGTGATTTCTATTTTTTGCAAAAAAAAAGTTAATTGCCCGACACAATTAACTCAAAACCTAATTTCAATGACTTTATTGTACAACAAATATATTTTTTTGTCTACAACTTTTATAGTTATATTGTTAAGATTGTTAAGAATATTAAAAAAGCAGGTGGTGGCAGATTATAAAAAAGTCGGAATCCGCCTTGTGCGGATTCCGATAATGAAATATGTTTATTATCAATTAGTGTCTGTTACTTGGCAGCTTTTACTTTGTCATTAAGAACTTTGATAATTCTTTCAGCCTGATCGCTAATAATGCCTTGGAATACATATCTGCTTCCTCCGTTATCAATAATTGTTATTGTGCAATATTCGGTAGAAGTGAACGGTACAGAGTTTGATTGATTTTGAAATGACGCTATATTATGTAAATAAATATCAGTTTGTTCTTGTATAAGAGATAGTTTTTTCATAAATATTAATCTATCCTGCAAAACTACCAGTATTCCAGGGCTTATACCTCCTACGCATTTTAAACAGCATGCCTGAACTTTATCTTCCGGGTTTAGTTTCTTTAAAAGCTTTGGTAGTAACGGTCTTACAGAAAGAAAATGGTCTAAGAAAGAAGTTTTACCTAAAGATTTGAGTTCTTGTTCTAATGATTCTAATGTGTACATAATTCCTCCAATATAGTTATGTTATTACTTAGCAACTTTGACTTTGTCATTAAGAACTTTGATAATTCTTGCAGCCTGATAATCCATTATATTGGTAAACCTATGTATCATTCCGCCGTTATCGGTAATTGTTATGTTACATAACGAGTATGATGCCATTGGAATATGATATTCCATATTTTGAAATGATGCTATATTATTCAAATAAATTTCTGTTTGCTTTCTTATAAAAAAGGTTTTTTCCGCAAACAATATCCTGTCTTGCAAAATAATAACAATACCCGGTTTGAGATTTTTTTGACATTGTAAACAGCATGCCAAAATTTCATCTTCAGGTTTTAGGGATTTTAAAACGTATGGTAATAATGGTTTTACCGAAAGATGGTGATCTAAAAAATTGGTTTTCCCCATGTCTTTTAAAGTTTGTTCTAATGTTTCTAATGTGTACATAATTCCTCCATATTATTAATAATAACTAATGTTAGCATTAATAAGTGTAAAAATATATGTGTTGTAACGATTTATTAAAAA